AAACAGAAATTACCATTCTCCAACAAAACCAGTCCCCCTACTACTTGGCTTTTTCTTAGCTGGCATAGGCGTTTCTGGTTCATCCTTCTTAGGCAACAATTGAGCCTCTAGTTTTTCCCAGTTAGCGCGGTTTAACCCCACAGCCAAAGCCGCAGCATAAGCCAAAACCTCACAATCTAAAGCCTCATTCCGCGCCCTTACCTTCACCCATTCGCGCACAGGCACACCCTTATTAAATTTTGTTACCAGCTTTTCTGCCGTCAACTGCATATAGTAGCTATCATCAAGCCCTTGGGGAAAGTGCATCACCCCCGCACCTTCCCCAATCTTCATCCGACTATATACCACCGACTTAGCCACATCAGTGCCGATGGGGAACAACTGCACACCCTTCTTTAAAACTTGACCCTTGTAGTTTACATCCTGGTAAGTCGCCCGCCCCAAAACCGCCTTACCGGGTGTACTCATTCCTTTAGTAGCCAAAGTCTTATATTTACGCGATCTAACAAACTGATAAACTTCCTGCGGCTTAAAACCTGAATCAATAGCAGTGCAAAGAATCCCAATTTCAGTTCTAAGCTCATGTTCAAACTTCAAGGTTAGTAAACCATCCAAATCCTGCCACACCTTTTCAACAGTTGGATCACCGTAGATCTCCCCCCAATAAATCAACCATGACTCCTCACCTCGTCCCCAAGCCTTCACCACCACAGCCAACCTATCAGCCTGAACATCCACACCAGCCGTCAGGAACAAGCCACCACGAGGCACAAATGATAGAGAATAATTTTCAGCCCGCGCCGCCAATTCCTCAAACTCGGGAGTTTCACCCTGTTGATCATCCCAGGTTTCCCCTAAAGAAGTATTAACCCACACCTTCAACTGCTGGGGGTTATCCTTGGCTTTGAGAAAATCACTAGCCACATCCCCAAAAGTTCGCCAAGGTGAATACAACTCATTCAAATGAAATCCCGCCACACCCTTAAATTCTGCCGTTGCCTTCCATCTACCCATCCGAATCATTTCTAACTTTTGCCCATTATTAATCGGACGGTTGCAATTTCCGCACTCATACCAAGCAGCCTTCGGATCATCCTCCCACTTCACCCCAGCCCATATCAAAACCTGCTCATGTCCGCAATAGGGGCAACCAACAAAAAATCGCCGTTGATCACTAGCTAAAAATGCCTGTTCAATTCGACTATTCCCTTTAACCGTAGGCGTACTTGTCAGCAATAACTTTCTATTCCAAAAAGTAACCGTTCGTTTCCTAGCCAAATTCACCGGGTCTCCTTCTGTTCCAGCACTGGCAGGATATCTATCAACCTCATCGCAAAGCACAATCCGCACCGGACGAGATGCCAAAGAAGCCGGAGAATTTGCACCAGCCAAAGTAATATGACCCCCAGGAAAAGTTTTATGCAACAAAGTATTATCAGTTTTTCTGCTTCGAGGATCACCAATCTTATCCAGCAGATTTGGGCAATCTCTCACCATAGGAGCAAGCCTATCCTTACTATAAGCCTCCGACATTTCCAAAGTCGGTTGTAGTAAAAGCATCGGCGAAGGATCTTGAGTTATATAATAGGCGACAACATTTCCCAGAGTTTCAGTGTTGTGAGTAGGAATCATTGACTTCCCTGCCAAGTACAAATGACTGGGAGAATCCACAGAAATGCAGCGAACAGGCACAGAATCCACCTCTATAATATCTGTGATTCGTCGCCTCGTTGTTTCCGAAACCCTGCGCTTACCTTCAGAGGCAGAAACCATTTTTTCCAGTTTCCGCCGTAGCCTAAAAATAGGCATTTCCCGATAAACCAAGAATGAAAAGATGTAAGCCTTCTTGCCTTCCACTACCTCACCCTTATACTTTGTTATCGGTATTTTTTCTCTCACAGTTGCCTTAATTCCCAATGACATCAGCAATTCATAGAAACCTTCAGCGATCGCCCCAGAGGTTGTAGAAAATTCCTGTCTGCCACTTTTGCCACAGCAATAGCCATCAGTATCCATCAACCCTTGCAGCAAAGCCAACCTCTGAGAAAAGGACGCTCTAAGGTAGATCCTGGGGATATGCTTGTGATTTTCCTCGTGCCTCTTAGCCTCTTTCAATAACCCCAACTTAGTTAATTTAGTGCTGATAGTATTACGAAAATTAATCACTGGATCTCTTTTTGTGCCATATTGTCTATGCTTGGACGATTGGTTACAGCACTCCCGACAATAACCATCTGGTGTCTTTCCTCTAACATTCATGTCGTGTCCACGAATACAAAATTGTTGATCTCTGACGTAGGGGTCTAGTAACAGGTTGTAGGTATTAGGGTTCTTCTTGTCTTTCTGTCTAATTACCACTGCGACACCAGCATCTTTAATATATTCGGCTACTTCCAAATCATCTTTGTGAATAGTTATTTGTGTGCTGTAACTATTGCCATCCCCAAGCCAAACACCCAAAACATAAGGATCAATAGGTAAATCATTATTAATAGGTGTAATCAGCGGTGCAGCCACAGGAATAGCATGATTATTTCTATGATTATTTTTGCCATATTTGAGCGATCGCCTAATCTCTTCAGTAGTATAAATAGCTGACTTCACAGCGTCCGGGTAATCTGGTTCTGTTAACCATCTGTGATCAGCGTCAGCAACCATTTCTGACCCATCAGAAAAAACCACCTTATAACATTTTCTGTCAAGCATTACATCAGTCGCAAATGTCACTTGACAAGGGCAGCCCTTCTCATCGAAAACCATATCACCAGCTTTAATTTCACCCATTGTCACCCAACCATCAACAGTGGGAATAGGGGTGTTTACTGCCAAAGCCTTCCCAATTTGGGCAGACGACATAACCACCACTTCAACCACAGATGGGTCATTCACGGCATCCATTATTTCCCTCTGATATTCAGCGCGTGAAGTTCGCCATTGACCAGGTTCTGCTGATGACTCCGGTGAAAGTTTCCGAAAATTGTCAGCCCATTCCGACACCTTCAAACGTGGAGGCGGTGCAAAATTACTGATTATCTTCTGGATTGTTTTCACCTATAGAACTATTAATAAACTCCTCAGATGATAACTCTAATAAGGCCTCATCAATAGCTTGCTCTAGCTTATTTTGAATAATATTAGGGTTATTTATTTGTATTAACTCATAAGCCAACTTAGTTGGCATACTTAACAGTTTAGCGCGGCAAGCTAAAACACAATTACTATATTCCTGAATAATTTCTGCTGCATCAACAAGTTGCCCCTTCTTCTCTGCCACCGCCAACTCTTCCCTGTCAGCTTGTGCTTTAGTCAATCTAGTTTTCTCATTCCAGTAATCAGCATCCTTAGATTCAGGTTTCCCCCCAGCCTGTTCCTTATAATCCCAATATGCATGAATACAAGCCATAAGATCCCAATTTGCCCGCCCACTCTTCGGCTTGGGTATTGTTCCCTCTCGCGCCAACTGATGTACCCGACTTGTATTAACCCGCAAAAACTTCGCCAACACTTCCGGCGTAACCACGATATCTGCATTACTCATATTAACGTTATTCATGTCTGCAATAAATACAATTTTACCCCACAAATAACAGTACAGCCCTTGAGAAATCGCACCTAGACATAAAAAGCGGCTTTGCTACCCGTATAGAAGCGTTGGCTTCTAGTACCTTTTTTATACAGGTTTTGAGCGGCTGCTATATCTCCAAGTCTTAGGAACTAATTAGAATTTTAAATAATTTTACATCTATAGAGAATTCTCTATGCCAACCGTAAGAATCTATTAGAACTTATGTGTTGACAATTCCACTTCCACGGTGCTATACTAGGAAGTAGAACTTTAAATAATTTTACATCTATAGATAATTCTCTATGCCAACCATAAAAATCTATTAGAACTTATGTGTTGACAATTCCACTTCCACGGTGCTATATTATATATATAGAAACAAACAAAACGAGGAGACAAAACAATGTTTATCACTTTTGAAACCGACACAAACGAACAAATCACAATAGATGTTACACCCGTAAAATCCTGGGATAAAGAA